ATTTTGCCGCCGGACGCATTGCCAAGGCTGCTGTCTATAACCGCGTCGGCCTGACCAAACCCAACTTTATCCTGTGGGCCATGAACGCCTCTGATTTTGTGGAGGTTTGATCGTGAGCAATCTAATTAACTGTCCTGAATGCAGCGGCGAAGGCACCGTTGAGCGCGAAGTCTGGGTTGCCCAAAGCGCAACCTGGCATGGCGACTTTGGCTGTGAAATTGAAACTTGCGATAATTGTAATGGCGATGGCAAGATTGAGCCGTTGGAGGAAGACGAATGAGCAACTCAGAAAAATTGATTGACCAGGTTATCCAGTGCGCCGAAATGGATATGTCGCAAACGGAAATCGCAGACTTTCTGCGTGTCACGCCTGGCACGATCAGCCGGATCACCAACAAACTCAACATCAAACTGAAAAGGAAACGTCGTGAATATGGACCTAATAATGCAATATATAAAACGGCTGGAAAGAGTGAACTCAATCCTGCTGTCGGAACCGAAGACAGCGATGAGGCCAGCGTTGCAGCAGAGGCTGCAAGAGCAAAGCGCGCTGCTAGAGAAGCTAAGGTCCGCGATCAGCGATCTGCCGAAGCCAGATTGAAGGCCAGCCTGGAGGGCGTGATTGATAAGCATGAACGCTATGAGATAACTTACGGTCATTGCCTGCTTGAGTTTGAGAAGTTGCAGCACAAGCTGGGCAATCGCGATCCATTGCCGTCTATGCAGGTTCGCAAGTCAACCATGCACCCCAGCGCCGTTGAGCTGGCCGAGAGACGCCGCCAGCACGGCATAGAGCAGGGTGAGCATCTTTTCCGCATGTTGCGTTATGACCAGCGCATTACGGCCTCTGAGGGCGCTGGTATGCTTGGTGACAGCATTGCGCGCACCTCAAGCTATCTCAACAACATGGCGGACGCTGGCAAGCTGTATCGAGTGCGCGACTTTGTTAAGGTTCCTGGCTACACTAAGCCGCAATGGCGCTGGGTGTTCAGCAAGCAGCCGATCAAACCGCTGTCGAATAAGTTTGAGGAGGATGTATAATGACTGACGAAGAACTGGAGCGCAAATTGCACATTGCAGGCGCACTTGGGTGCGCCATTGGCTTCATTAGCGGCGCTGGCTTGATGGCGCTGGTGGGTATTATATTCTAGTAATCGTGTGGGTGGCCGTTGAAGTAGATGTTGGCACATTTGTAGCAACGTCACACTAGGCTAAACAACCACCATTCCCGTGGTAAGTCGATTTTACTTGTGATGATAGCCACCCACTCGAACTTTGTAATCAAAGCCGCGCCCGGTCACAAGCGATTATTTGAAGCTGTCGAATGTTTTTTGCATTGACTGCTCTTCATCCATAAATTCCTTTGGCGAAATGTATGTCGTAACGGAGGTCAGCTCATCACCCCGGCGGAAGACCACGGCGCCTAAATCAATTGCCACAAACGCAAACACGTCTGACACGCCTACGTTCTTCTTGGGAGTGTGAAATGCGTATCTATTGCTGGTCTTATGCGTCTTGCTGGCCGTCTTCACCTGCAAGGTAAGCGTCTGTGTATCCGTTTGTATATACGCATCGTGGTCTTTGATCTGGCAGAGCGTGCAAGAGTAACCAGCGAGCGACAAGTAGGCGAGAGCTAAATGCTCTCCGGCCCTACCCACCGATGCACTGGCCTTCTGATCTTGCCTGGCCACTTAGCTAACCTGACTAAGCTAAATCATCAATTCGAAGTGCGGTCCGTCAATGAAGGGCCGGCGCCCTTGTGACCGACGCAAATCAATGTATTCGTTCATGGCCTCTTCCATTGTGCCTTTATACTGGCCAATGCTGTCGATGTGCCATGCAGCACCCCAGCGCACTTTGCAGCCTACAGCGTTGGCACCCTCGGCCATTGCGTCGGCCAGGTCATCATATAGGTTCAGTTCCCATGAGCCGCGTCCACCAATGTAGGCCATCAAGTCAACGGCAAGGCCATCGAGGTGCTTGGATTTCATTGTCTGTGACGCGCCCTTGGCGACCAGAGCCTTCTGCATCTCAATCGTGCGAAGCCCTTGGATAACGCCGAAGTCGGTCTTGGTTGCCGTGATTGCATGTTTAACCACTCCCACCAATCTCTCATCGACGCCCTCCATGCGGTCCAAACTGCGTTGTGATAATTTGTAAGTCATTTCGTTAGCCCCTGTTTCTTTTCGTAACTGCGAAGACCGCCTAGTCCGAGCATCCCCATCATAACTGTCATCAAGCTGCTCATGTCAAATGTAGGCAGCTCCGGTATATCAACGCCAGCAACGGTGACGCCGAAGACGATGAATGGCTGTAAGACAAAGTGGTATGCAAACGCAGCGCCGCAAACCCATCCGATAAACGGACGCCAACCACCCTTAAACACTGATCCGCTGGCCGCTTCAGCCTTGTTGACCTCGATCTGCGCCAAGAGGGCTTCCTGCGTGTGCTTGTCGGCCATCGTGCTTAACTCATGCGCCAGCCGTGCCGCTTGATCTTTGTCTTGGATAAACTTGCCTGCCAGCTCGGTGGCTGGCGCTATCAGATCGCTGAGAAAACTCATCTGTCATACCTCTCTTCATGCACGATCTTGGTGGGAGTTACAGTGGTTTTGGACTCCTTACCCATCCAGATGGAAAAGGCTGCCGTGAAAGTACCAGTGACCACTGAGATGAGTCCTGCCTGGCTTACTGACAAGTCTGGCTGACCCATTGCCCATTCTAAACAGCGTATATACATAACTGTTGTGACGAACATCATCAAGCGCGGCAGAACCTTCCAATTATCAAGTATCGTGTGTGCCATTACCATTTGCCTTGTTGCCTACCGATTAGCCACAGGGTAGCCGCCAAACCAGTGACCCCAGCCATTACGATGACGCCGCCAACAACCCACATTATTATAGCCTCTTTAATCTCGGCTTTTCGGTACTCGGTTTTTTTGCGTTGCTCACGAACCCTGCGAAGAGTGTCCTTATATTCTTTTAAGCCAGTAGGGCCGTATTGGAACTGAATGATCGTTTCAATTTCCTTACGCATAGCCTGAATACGTTTTTGCGCAGAAAAAGCGTTGATAGCTTCCTGCTCGGCAGAGCCAGTCAATGATGCAAAGATGCTGGGATTCTTGGCCTTCTCAGCGGCGTAATTCACGTCACTCACTGCACCAGCAAACTTGCTTAATGCGCCTGACGCATCTCGGCCAGCAGCCAGCAGGGTCTTGGCGCTGGATACAGCAGAGGCTGCGATGGAAAGTGCGGAAATTGGATCAATCATGCTTCAGCAAACCTCACCGGGCAGACGTAATGCGGCGGCACGCTATACTTGCGATCATACCACTGCGCCTTTGTTATCTTCTCGCTGCCACAGTTATAGTAGCACGACTTCACCAGAACATTTCCTACGCCCTGTATCCAAGCGTGTCCGAAACCCACAAAGACCAGAGCGCAAAGCATTCTATTGACGTCTGCTGGTTTCCATCATCTGCCGGATGGATTTAATGTTTTCGTCTATACGGCCCATAGTGACGGCCTGAGACTGCACAATTTTCTCCAGCGCGTTTAATCTTGCATCGTGCCGCATCAAGTCCCGCGTGTTGCTATCAATTGCACTATTTAGGGACGAAACAAACCAAACCAACGCCAAGGTTTGACCGATGATAGCCAGTATGAAGCTCAACGGTATTGACTTGTTGAGATGCCAAGGAGTTTCGTCTCGCATTTTAGTAAACCCCTATGAAATGTCGTCGATTATCTCGACGCCAATGTAGTTTGCGTTGGGAAAGGTTTCGATGTTGCCATCGGAGTAAGTCACCTCAAATTCGGCCTGATAGGATCCAACATCTGCTGTGTCCCCAGCGACCCAATCATATTGAACTATGCCATTCTCTTCGCTGATAACTGAAGCCGATGCGTCAATGGTCGTTGAGTTACTCCCCATCAGACGCATATAAAAGCGAACGGTTGTTCCAATCAGGTCAACCGGGTCTCCGCTGCCATTAAGCAAAGACGCTCGTAATGAAGGCGTTGTGTCGTTTTCTTTGATCTTAAAGCTCATTTTAAGCAGCCTCGTTTTTACTTGCAGTGACTATAACACTATTTGCGTTGGCTTGCGACAGCACGGCTTTAGTATTTTTGTTGGCATATTCAAAACGTCTGGCTCGCCCAGAGTTGATACCGACATCTTGGCCATCAAGCGTAAATACGCCAACGCCATCAATCCTGAAGAATTGGCCGATGCCAATGTTCTGACCAGCCAGAGCAAAGGTGCCAGTTGCGGCAGGCAGGGTCAGCACTGGTATTAACTGTGCTTCACCTGCTGTCAGCGCAAAGTTGCCAGTTTCGGCAACGATAACCTCAGACTCAATGAAGTCAGCGTCTTGCCCCTGTAGCGCAAAGCTACCAGCGTCAGGGTAAATGTGGAAGCGAGCCTTCAGCGCAACGGTCTCTGTGTTTAAACTGAAGATGCCAGCCTCTGCCACAAAGTTGTCGCTGACATCAAAGTTGATGTCCTGGCCAGTGACAACAAATGCGCCAGCATCTGCGTTGAGGGTTTTGCCGACATTCAGAACCACATCTTGACCCGTCAGCGCAAACTGGCCAGCGTCGGCCTTAATGCTTGTCGCGGTATCAGTGTCAGTAAACGTGAGCGTAAATGCGCCAGCATCAACGGCGAAGGCAGAGTGGCGGGTCAACTCATTTTGCTGACCTGTTAGCGTGAATATCCCAGGGTCAACATCAAAGATGACAGCTGGGAGCAATCCAGCGTCCTGACCAGTGACCGCAAACGATCCGTTGTCAGAAGCTATGCTTGTGTTTGTGTTTGCAGCCTGACCGGCCAGCGCCAGTGCGCCAGCGCCAGCCAGCATTGTGACGCCAAACACGCTGACCTGGCCAGTGATGGAAAAGCTCGCATCGCCTGCGACCATCGGGTAGTTTAGGCCGCTTGTCTGGCCCTCCAGCGCAAATTGGCCGACCGCAGCAACCTTGCGAGTGCTGTCTGTAACCTGCTGTGCTGCGATCAGGAACGTACCCTGTTGCGCGATGACCTTGGCGTCAAACCTAAAGCCAACGTCCTGCCCAGTGGCTGAAAACGATCCGGCATCAGCGACCTTGGTGAGAAATAGGCCAGCATCTTGAGCCGTGCAAGTAAACACACCTGTGCCGATGATTTCGCTAGTAGCGAAATTTGCATCTTGACCTGTCGCAACAAATGCCCCCGCATCAGCGACCAAATCGTAAGCTGCTTCCGCAACAGCCCCAGTATCCGCTAAGGGGGCAGCAGCTAATGGGGAAAAGCCAAGCATCGGTTACTCCTTAAACGGCAGTAGACCCTGCCATGTCGTCCTGAGCCATTACCCAAGAATAGCACTTGTCCAAGAAAGCGTCACCAGATGCAGCCTGAACGTCATCTAAGTTTGCGTTGTACCGTTTGAAGTCCACCTCACGAGTGTCGTCACCGGGTGTAGCTGTCGCATATGCTGACAAGTCAATCATCACTGTGAACTTTGGATCAGTTCCACGTTGACGACTGATTGCCGCTGTCACGATGCGGTAGTATGCGTTGTTAAAAGCGATGCCATATTGGGAGGCACCTTCTGCGATGTTATTTTGAATAGCCACTTGGATTCTCCTGTTTAGGCGTAAGTTACTTCAGATGTGTTGATCGTAGCAACCCACCTGATGTTAGTTGATGCTGCACCTGTGGCCTCTACTTTAAGACCACCGTTTGTTGTGTCAGCGGATAGTGCCAAGGCCCAAGACGGTGTGTTGTCTAGGACAGTTGTTGCTGAGTTGACTAGCACTGTTGTACCAGCAGAACCTTCCCTGCGGATCAAACCCTCAACCTTCCATGCTGCACTTGCTGTGCCTGCCGAGGCTTGCTGACGGGCTACGATGGTGCCGTGGAAGGCGTAGGCTGAGTTGTTGGGGAGGACGATTTGGTCGTCTGATCCCGCCGCAGAATTGTTAGTGGTCAGGGCTTCTGGCGTGGCGTCTGTCGTATCGGAGCGAAGGACGAAATAGCCACCCTGTTGGTTTGGTGTGCCATTTGCAAACGCAAACTTACCAATAATATCAGATTTGGCAGCGTTACCTAGCGCAACACTGCTGTTGGCGCTTGCAATGCTGAACGGGCCAACAGCCCAAGCGTATGTTGTAGAAGCCGAGGCAAAGGTGCCGACCGCAAAACTATTTGTGCCTGACGCTGTTGCACCAGATGATCCACCTATTGCGGTGCCATAAAGGCCAGAAGCTACTGCACTATAGCCAAGCGCCTGAGCGCCTGTTGCCGTAGCCTTTGCCTGATACCCAATAGCCACCGAGTTAGCACCAGTAGCGCCATAGCTTGAGGAGTTGCTGGCGATAGCTGCTGCTAATGAGTCTGCGCCTGAGGCATAGGAGCGGGAGATTGCCGTTGCATTAGCTCCAGTCACAGCTTGTGCCGTGTAACCTATTGCTAGTGCCTGATCGCCAGTCGCATCCGTTAGCCCCCCAATCGCTATGGATTGATTTCCAGACGAAACCGAACTTGGGCCGATTGCGACACTGTTATTACCAGTTGTGGTTGCATTGAACCCAACCGCAAAACCTCTAAGTCCCCCAGCGTTAGCACCATCAATAAGAGCCATTGACCTGTCGCCAGTAGCTTCTGTGTTGGAGCCAATCGCCACAGCATTCGTGCCAGTAGCAGAGGGAGCAGTAGGGCTAGACGGGTTTTCAGCATACAACTCAAGGGCAGTGCCACCACCAGCGGCAACCCAATCATAGTCGCTACCGTTCCACGACAGCACCTCACCAGAGGAAGCAGTGCCAGTGTTAAGGTGGGTGTCAACGTCAGCATCGGTGTAGCCAGAGACAGCAACCCAATCGTAGTCCGAGCCTGTCCAGCTAAGGTATTCACCAGTGGTAGCAGAGGAGATATTCAGGTGGGCATCAACCAACGGGTTCACATTGCCAGCGTCAGTTACGTCAGCCGTGGCTTCAATGCCGTCGAGCTTGGTCTTGTCGCCATCAACAAACGGACCCTCAGAAGGGGGCTGTTGAATGTCCTCACCTGCGGCTGTCACATAGACAACAGCATCGCCAGAGAGGTTGAGCAGAGAGCCTGTCGAGCTTTCATCCAGCACCCGTGTGAGAGTGCCAGTGGAATAAGTGCCTGAGCCAATCTCCCAATCAGAGCCGTCCTCGATCGTATAGCGAACAGTGTCGCCATCGGAAACGCCGCCAGCTGAAAATGCCTGATAACCATCGACTGCGGCACCGAGAGTTATTGTCCCGGTGCCTGTTGTCGAGGTCTCAACTTTAACTCGGTTTGCGAGCGTCACCATATTGAGTCACCTTATGCGATTTGCAGAACACCATTCGCGGCGGAGAAATCCACAGTCAAGCTGTCGCCATCGTTAAGGGTCAAGGATGAACCATAGTCATAATAGCCGATCAGGGCGTCAGCAGGAGTAGCCACTGTGTCATTGTATATGTACACATAGCGGAACGGGCCTGTTGAGCCGCCGGAAGATGTCAACGTAATGTCAGCCAGTACCAGCTTGTATGTGCCGCCAGTCTGCGTGGACGAAGATGTAGTCACATTGCGTGAAGACAAGTTCGTGTAAGCGATCTGTGTGACATTGGCCAGGACACCATTGCCATCTGTGGCAGGGTTACTGGACTCTGAAGCTGGTGCAGTGTTGGACAGAGCTACAACGATTTGATCGCTTTCTAAGTCCATGTTGTGAACGGCGTTTGCAACGAAATCGTTCACCTTATTAAAAGTTGCCATGATCGGCCTCCGAAGGTTATGTTAGCATATGCCCCTGCAATTTAACACAAAGGCTTCCAGTAGTAAATCAGGAAGGCTGAATTGGCCAAACTGGGTTTGCGGGGTCAGTTGTACTAGCTTGTAGGGCATAGTTTCTCCTTATGTAAAAACAGAGAACGACATTTGGTCGCAGTCAAAAATATCATGGTCGGTTGAACGCCGTGTCCTTACTGAAAAAGAACTTGCGCTCTTTGCTGTAAAACCAATAGCCATACCGTAGCCGACGTTTGGATTGCTTTGATTGCTTGGCCCAACAGCAACAGCATAGTCAGCATCAGGCATGGCTGTAGTGAATGTAACCGTGTAAGCCCCTGTGGCGGTACGAGCAACAGAGGCAATGTTTTGACCAGTCCATGTAGTAGAAGCGTTGCTACCATCTGCGATAAATACAAAAGCTCGACAACCATAGTAGGGAGCCGACCCAGAAGTTTGAGTTATACTGTTCTCTTCTATTGCAGCCTTAACCTTAGCTGGAGACACAAGACTTTCAGTATCACCTGTACCAGTCTCCCAAGTAAGTGTTGTTTGATCCCCCAGAAGGCCAGCTTGAGAACCAGAGGTTGTGACCACCTTAGTGTTGTCCAGTATCTCAAACTCGTCGGTTGTTTGGTTAAAGCGTCCCACATTGATCCAAGTTCCAGACCCCTTATAGGATTTAAGGATGTTGTTAGATGTATCATACCACCACATCTTCTCATAGGGAGTAGTGGGTTCTGTTCCAAGGCTGTTATTAGAGGCAAGAGCCTGTAGCGCCTTGTTGATGTTGTCTCGTGCGCCAAAGGCTGTTTGGTTGGCGATTGTAAAGTCATGTTGTGACATATGTTTAATACTCCACTGTAGCACTAAGTGCTGTTATGTTCGGGGTTACTTTTGCAGTGCTATTTAAAAGTGTTGCTCTGAACTCTACATACTGACCAACTAGCTCACCAGATGCGTCTACAAATGTTTCAGCAGCTAGTCCAGCTACAGTATCGGAAGCCCTCGCCTGTGTTGATACAGAGAAGTCCCCGAAGTTTGTAGTCTCATTTGTCCAGTCATCGAAGTTACCGGGCCAAGTGTCCCAGTTGTTAGGGATATCATCCCAGTTTACTTCACCACCTACAGCATCAGCATGTTTACGAGAGGCTGTTACTGAACTGGAAATACGGACTGTACGGGAAGTTCCCACATCAAAGTAAGAGTCCCCATCATGGTAAAAGTCGTAGACACCAGTTGCACCCGCTGTAGCGTAGCTCGACATAAACAAGTTACCGCCAGAGACAGTAAGGTTAGTCCTAGCACCACTAAAGTCTGGGTTCTCAGTGTCAGTTTGATCCTGACCAAGCGAGGGTAACTCAGAATTGAGAACTGTTGTAGATGCCGCCGCAACACTTTCGTTACCTGTTTTGTCAACAGAGGTGATAAAGAACTTACCAGAGAGTGCAGGGTAGCTAATAGAAGTAGCAGGTCTTGCGATCTTGCTTATCTTTTCTGACACTGTTGGATCACTAAAGTTGGCAGACCCATTAGCTGAGTAGTACACTTTATAGTGCGACAGGTCCAAGTCACTAACCGCTGTCCAGCTAAAGAAGATTGTACCCCCCGATAGTAAATGGGTTAGGGATGCAGGGGCGGATGGTGGTGTTGTATCCGCAGTAAGGTTATAGGTTGTAGTTATTGTCTCGCCCTTAAACCCAAGAGCGTTAACCGGGGTAACCGACACTGTATAGTTAATGGCACCTTGGTTAATCTGAGGGGCGTCAATACCTACGATCTCAAACCGACCAGCATTGTTGCCCTCATTAACAAGAATGGTTTGACCAACAGACTTAAAGTTAGCGTCAGAAGTCTTCTTGTATTTAAGGATAACTGAGTCTACCCGGTCAATAGCGTTACTGGTAACATTCACGACCAACACGTTAACTACGTTCTCGTTCACCTCACGGTACTCTTGGCTTACTGTGATGCCGATAGTTGGCACTTCGTAGTACTTCAACAAAGTTGAGTTGTTAGATATGATCTCGCGTTCATCCGCCACTGAGAACCCAAATGCAGCTACACTACTTTCCCTCAGTTGCAGGTTAACCCGTAGGTCTAAGTTATCTGGGTCAGGATTAAGTCTCCAACCTATAACCTCAAAGGTCTTTTCACTACCCGCACCCCATCCGTAACGCTCGTTACGAAACTTAACAAAGTCTCCAACCTCAACATCTAACGCTTCCAAACCGAAGTCAGCAGACAGAGAGATTTGCTCCCTACTGCGGAACAGCATTTGTTTTGCTAATCTCTGTGCAGCAAAGCTATTTGTGGTGTAAGGGAGAGCTAGGTCAAGTGGTGTCTCTACCCCGCCATCATCATTCAAGAACTCAGAAGAGATAATAGCTGGGTAGTCAGCACTAATCCAATCTTGATCTTTGTCGATGAACGTACCAGTTACCTTGTTAAAGTTATCCCTAGAGGAAACCCTAGTATCAAGGGATACCCCAGACCTAAGATCATCTAGCGTGAACGTCTTGGTTGGTGGAATAAACGCACCAGCGTGCAACTTCCACATACCAGCACCCCAGAACAGAGTACCACCACATGAAGTCATCATCTGTTCAAGCACAGTTCGTATAGGTTGATTTAGGTTTACAACACCGTTGATTGTGTATTGCTCAGTACCATCAGATAAGATGTCAGTCTGGTCACAAACGTCAGCAGCTGCCTCAAAGGTAGTGTAGTTGATGTTGATGTCATCGTCGTTCATACCGTAGTTAGATGTCAAGTAGTCCTTGATAACCCAAGCGGCATTGTTAGAGTACACAGGTGTTTGATCGACACCAGATACAGTCTTAGTAACCTTCTTACCCTTAATAACAGCTGTCACAACTGGTAGACCGTTTACAAAGGCATCTTGGTCGTATGTAAAACGACAATACAAGTAAGCTAAACCCTTGCCAACAAAATCGTTGTCAGCAGATGTCTCTGAGATGATAGTGCTGGCAAGTGTGCTTGTGCTGTTAGCAAAGGCATCGTTTATACTTGTTTGGTTGCCAAGGTGTTTGTATATCTTTACAAAGCCGTTGAAGGGTGCAGAAGTAACATCCTCGTTAGACATAGTAACGACTTCATCGTTTAGGTAGATGTCACCAATCTCTTCTACTTCATGCGCAGCCAGTACGATGATCTGGTGTAGTATCTTGTTGCTGTCCCCAGTGGAATCAACGAAAGTTACTGTGCCACCCTTACGGACTTGACCATATACAACCTGTGCAGGTTCTGTAGCACCTTTACCGTTAACCAGAAGTCCACCACTTCCGAGAGAACCGAAGTCAGGCTTGGGCGCAAGCGCAGACAGGAGGGCCGAGGTAACAAGTGTAGTGGCAATATAGCCTACAATATAAGACCCATACGCGGTAGCTGCAATAGTGGCACCAGTAGCACCCGCATAACTAAGGAGCCAAGACCCAATAGTAGCTGGTTCACGAGCTACTCTGTCCCAAGAGTTCCAGTGCGTTACTGTGTAGCTGCCTAATTTATATCTTGACATTTGGCCCCCAAGAACTTTGTACGTCTTCTGCGTTTAATTTGATTAGGCCACCCTTACTAAGGAACACACAACGTGAACCTAGAGATATGCCCATAGCAACTCCAATCATCCACCTCTGACTTCTCTCAGTGGTAACTAGGGAGCCTAGAACTGGTCTGTCGTAAGGTGTGAGCCTTGATCTAAGGGCTGCGTCAATACCGCCAAACCTAAATGTCTTTCTTAGCTCATCTCTTCTCATGGGCTTACCTTCGATCATGTATTTACCTAACCAATCTTCAGCCCACCCTTGTCCGTACATAGCTTTCCAAGCGCCATTGGTGAAAGTGAAGCAGTCATGCACACCCCACTCAAAGGGGACATCACACACTTCACTAAGGTATTCGTTTAACCTGCTGATCTTCCCCATGCTACTTGTTGATCCTGTATGTCTTGCACAAAGGAAAGGAAGCTGTCTCCACTGTATCGGGCTTTGTGGCTCTCATCTGTGTATCTCCAATTTCGGGAACGCTCCAGTTCGACCAGCTTACTTTCGATAGTAAGCACGACAGTAGCAGTTTCGGGTTCGTCTGAGATTTGCATGGTGTCCATGAAGCCACTAAAGATTTCTACTACTGGGGTGACACTTTGTTCACCTAAGTAGACTTTAGCTATACGCCTCTGGTAGGGTTCCTGTAGGGCTATTGAGATGATAGAACTGTCAAGACCAGTCAAGGTTAGCACCATACCCTTAGCAGATAGGTCTCCGACTTCTTCAGCGGCTGCTATGTTGAGCAAAGCGCCTGTTCCTGTGTAAGTCTCCCCACCGATAGTTCGGTTACCCAGACCTGTCCACAATCGCAATGGCCCCACATCTATAGGGTTTCCATCTGCACCCGTAATAGTCCTAGTGTCGAACATCAACTCTACAGCATAGTATGGGTTGACTAAGTTACCAGTCAGGGCAGTTAGTAGTCCACTGTCTATTGTACGGCTCATCCTACAACCTCCGTAGCCCCGAAAGAGATGCCAAAGAAACTTGCGTTGTCAACAGACCAAGCTGTCTCGTTAGAGGCAAGACGGAACAAGCCAGATGCGTCAACTAACACAGCGTCTACATCAGTACGAGCCTTACGCAATTTAGGCCACACCTCTAAGTCACCAGACCCACTGTAGTCAACTAATACCTTGTGTAGTGTCGCATCAATAGCAGCCCCCAGCTGAATATAGTCTCCAGCTTTAAGTGTGCCGTTAGAACTGTTCACAGTAAGGCTATCGTCGCCAGCAGAACCAGTGACGTTGATAGCGTTAGCAGTACCTCTAACGGACCTAGCGGATGGGTCGTAGAGCAAGAACGTACCAGCACGGCCCTTGAGGGACATAAGCAACGACACCCAAGATTCAGCATCATCACGGTTCATGGGCGGCAAGGTTACATCAGCTTCCCACATCTGACCATCGTAGGAATGTGTCTGTTGCTTGTATGTGAACGGGGACATAGACACCGCTACAGTGTTCCTAGCCCTTAGTTCGATACTAGCCATACCTACGTTTGTAGGCAGTGAGAGTGGGTATGAGATAGCCATTACGCCATTGCCCTTCCATAGTTACCGCCACGGCGTTTACTGTCTACAACAGCAGCCTTAGCACTCTGTGCAATCTGTGGCATCATTTGTCGGATTTCAGCCCGTACAGTTTGTTGTACGCCTGTTGAGATGTTGATGTTCTGGACGACAGTTACGCCGTTACCACCCATCTGACTGTTAGGTGTGATAGTTCCGCTCACGTTTGGAGTGAACATCTCTGGACCACGCTCACCAACTACATACCTTTGACCAGCCTGTACTGGACCACCGTTAGCTGCCACACCAGCAACAGCCGCTTTGGCTTCACCAACTCCGGGTGCGAACTTAGCGTCTATAGCACCTGTAATCATACCTGTGATCTTCTTTACGACATAGATGCGGTACAAGTCTTTGATGATCGCTGAGGCCATGTCTTTGAAAGCGTCCTTAACGGATTTAGTGCCATCAACCATAGCCATCATGGCATCTTCCATAGCTGAACCTATAGCTTTACTTGACTCCAGAACATCTGCGTTATCTTTCAAGGCTTGTTTAAGCTCTTCTTTTAGTCTCGCGGCCCTAGCCTTTTGGTTTTCAGCGTCTAACTTCCTCTGTTCCTCTAGAGCTTTCTCCGCTTCCTTCAAGTCATATGTAGCTAGTTCCTCATCGTGCCTTGCCTGTATCATCTTTATGACATGCGTTTCTTCTACACTTCCAACGACAAGGCCCAGTTTTCTTAGGGTTAATAGTTCTTGGGCCATCTCAGTTTGTTGTTTGTATATCAAAGCCTCTCGTTCAGCTAACTGTGCCATGCCATATCTGAGTGACTGCTCTTTTGCCAAGGCTGCAATACGTTTAGCTAGGCTCTTCTCTCTGTCTTCCGCGTCCTTTTTATCATCTTCAATTTTTTGGTTCGCTTTGTACTTCGCTATTAGCTCATTGATAAGGTCTGCTGTTTCTTGTAGTTTGGTTCTTTGATCCTCTAGGTCTCCGCTAATAGCAAAGTTGAGCCTGTTTTTAAGGTTGAACATCATCTTATCGAATGTACCCATAGCTGCGTAGGCTTCCATCTGGGCCTGTATTGCTTGGAGAGATAGGCTGTTCAAAGCCACGGCGGTATCTTCTATACCTTCCTTAAACATATAGTTTTGTAAAACAAGCTCTTCTACTCTGCTTCTAGATGTCTTCATCGCCTTACTGTAGTTCTGATGTACCTCAAGTGCGTCAGCAGATGCAGATTTAGCGGCATTGAAAGCCCCGACCAGACCAGTACCTATAGCTAAGATCATACCAGCAATAGCACCAGCTGGCCCGAAGATGCCCAACAACTGAGAACCCTGTTGTCCAAGGGCAACCATTGCGCTAGTGCCACCCTGTACTTGGACCGCGAAATCCTGTACCTGATAACCGACTTGCTGCATACCTACAGCACCAAACCTCTTCATTCCACGAGTGGTAGACCCTACAACTTGACCAAACTGGTTAATGGTTATACCCGCCGCCTTGGCGTTTGCTTGTATCATCTTAAAGGTCTTAGCATACTTCTCATTGCTTATAGAGTTTGTAGCTTTGGCAGTCTGCAAAACAAGCATCTGGTCTTTA